ATTTTCAGTAAGAATTCCTTTAACTATCTGTAAGGATACTTTGTTATATCCTAATTTTTCTAACATAGTATACACTATAGAGTTCGTAATTAAACCTATTCCTACTGGCATACTTGTATCATATCCACCATAGTCTCCTTCCATAATATTGTCAGAAAAATCACGTAAACTTTTATACATGGTTTCTACTTCCGAGGAGTGCATGTTTATTCCAATTTTGGTATAAAATACGTCTCTATGCTCGCACATAAGACTATAGAAAGGAAGAAGATACATTCTGTTAACAAGAGTACTATCATAGGAAGACATAGCAAACATTCTAGTGTTTCCCGAAAGTACCTTTGATCTGGATCTTGGTTCGTCTTTAAGTTGAGCTCCTACGATAGTATGAGCTGTTTCATCAGAAAGATATGCATCAATAATCTCCTGAACTTGTATTGCTACTTCGGGTTTAGGAATAACTCCATCATCTTTGAAATCTAGACTGACATGTTCTAAATATTTTTCTTTTTTGCCTTTAAAGAGAAATCCCCCAGAAGTACTATTCTTCATAGAACGATAATAAAAATTTTCTGGGAAACCATTCTGGGCTACTAAGAGAGGTACAGGGTTCAAAGAAGTTACATTTTGTTTTTTGAGTCTAGATAATAACAAGGTCGACATAGATAATATTACTGTTTCCATGACTTTTGGTTGAAGTGAAGCCTTTATGACACCAACTTTTTTGAGAAATACGTTTTCTGGTGAAATAAATTCGCCATTTAGTCTGAAAGATCTCATTTTTGGTGCCATATATTTAGGATATCCATTTTCATAAGGACTTATCTTCAATATATTCTGAACATGGTCAAATAATTTAGATTTGGTAAGTGTGCTTTTTGAAGTAATATGTTTATGATCACTGATATGACCATAAATTAAAGTAGATGGACAATCTTCATAAAGAAATGGAGATTTAGGAGGTATGCCAATGATTTGGGAGGTAGTGTTCAGACGAAAATTGCCTTCAGAGACTATGTCAATTATAATATTTCTTTCTTTCAGCTTTTCAAGAGATGAAAGAAGAATTTTACGTCGAATTGGAGAGGCAAAACCATTGGTACTACCACCAGCGCTATGAATTCCTACAAGAAAAGTATTATTACCTATAGTAGCAACTAAAGGTAAACCACAGTCTCCTTTCTTGTGAGCAGGATAATCATATTCAAAGGCATGTTTAATACTAACATACATTTTCTCATTGATAGGTTCAATTATATTATGTAATTGTCTTGCTGTGCAAGACTCACCATTAATATAAGCTCTTACACTGTTGGAGATATGATCAAAATCAGT